GAAGACATCGCCAAGGAGCGTTTCAATGACTGATATTACCGAGGCGGATCGGGAGGCGGCTGCACAGAACGCCGTGCTGGTCGAAATGCGCGACCTGATCCGGGCTGGCAGGGCAGACCACCACGCCGAGCCGTGGGCCAAGCACCGCGAAGCAGCCGAGGCCAAGGCCATCGCGGACGTTGTGGCGTGGCTGCGAAAGGACGCCGATCAAGCAGAGACGTGCGGCGACATAGCCGACGCCCTCGAAAGTGGCGCATGGAGGCAGGGATGACGCCCACCCTACGCCAATGGATATGGGAACAATTCGGCTGGGACGTTTACGACTGGGCCGATGGCGAGATCAGGTTTTAACTTAGGAGAAGACTAATGCGTAACGTAATCAAAGCAATCGCCCTCGCCGCTGCTGTGCTGGCAGCTACCCCGGCTTACGCCATGAGCCACTTTCTCATCGCCCAGTGGCTCCAGAACGGCAACAACATGTGCCAGTACAGCAACGGCACCGTACTCAATGTCGGCGCACGTATCTGCCCGCTCAGGATTCAGGGGTAGGTACATGCTTAAGGAGGATCTGGTCAAAGAATGTTCGACCTTATTCAAGGTCCATGTCCGCGACCTGATGGGGCCGTATCGTTACGACTTCGTGGTACGTGCTCGTCAGGCTCTCTTTCTGGCGCTGCGCCGGAGAGGATGGTCGTACCCTGATATAGGTTGGTTTCTGAAACGGGATCATTCTACGGTCATTCATGGCGTCAAGCGTGCGCTCTATATTGCCGAGAGAGATCCTGACTACGCCGCCAAGGTGGAACACCTGACCGACCTAGAGATAAAGAAGGTTTCAGATGCAGCTGCGTGACTATCAGGAGATGGCGATTGAAGCGGTGCGCGATAGCTTCCGCGCCGGCCATCGTCGGACGTTGCTCGTCAGCCCGACCGGCAGTGGGAAGTGCTATGGACGGGGCACGCCTATCTTAATGTACGATGGCAGTGTTAAGCCTGTCGAAGACATTGCTGTGGGCGATCTCCTTATGGGGCCAGACAGTACACCGCGCCGTGTCGAGTCTCTTGCACGAGGTCGCGAGGAGATGTTCCGCATCACGCCCATTAAGGGTGATCCGTTTGAGTGCAATCGCAGTCACATTCTGTGCCTCAGGGGATGCGAGAATGAGATCGTAAACATTGAAGTCAATGATTACCTGCAGCGGACGCAAGAGTGGAAAGACCGCCATTACGGCTGGCGCGTTCCGGGCATACTCAGCGGAAACCTAACGCCTGAACTCACGGAAATCTCAGTTCAGTTCCTTGGTGAAGGCGACTACTATGGCTTCACCCTTTCAGGCCCCGATCGCATGCACCTTCTGGGGGACTTTACCGTAGGTCACAACACCCTGATGTTCAGCTACATCGCCGCAGGTGTGGCAAGGAACGGGAAGCGCGTGCTGATCATCGCACACAGGCGCGAGCTGCTACGGCAGATCAGCACTGCCCTACAGCGCGCGGGCGTCAAGCACGGCATGCTGGTAGGCGGAAGCACCGGCATCCCTCCGCACAACGTCATCGTTGCCTCGGTATTCACGCTGGCTAATCGGCTGAAGCACTTCCCCAAACCAGACCTCATCATCGGTGATGAGGCTCATCACTTTACCCCCGACTCTTCGTGGGGCAAGGTAGTCGCCGCATTCCCTGAAGCCCTCGTGCTGGGCGTCACGGCAACGCCTGAGCGCCTTGATGGCAAGGGGCTGGGGGTTCTGTTCGAAGATATGGTGATCGGACCTACGGTCGCTGAGTTAACCGAACAGGAGTATCTGTCTCCGGCTGATGTCTATGCGCCCAGCCGCCCGGATATGCAGGGCGTCCACACCCGCATGGGCGATTACGTCAAGGCGGAACTGGAGCAGGCGATGGACAGGCCGTCCATTACCGGCAGCGCCGTCGCCCATTACCGGAGGCTGACACCGGGCAAGAAGGCTATCGCTTTCTGTGTCAGCGTCAAGCACGCGCAGGATGTGGCCGATGACTTTCGCAAGGCCGGCTTCGCTGCATACCATATCGATGGCGGCATGAAGGATACTGAGCGAGACAAGGTACTAAAGGATTTCGAGAGCGGCGAGATTCAAGTCCTGACCAGCTGCGATCTGGTGAGCGAAGGCTTCGACCTTCCTGCTGTAGAGGTAGCGATCCTGCTGCGCCCGACGCAGTCGCTGTCTTTGTATCTTCAGCAGTGCTTGGATTCGGAGACTGAGATCCTCACTCAGCGTGGCTGGATTGGTCATGCGGATATCACAGATGGCGACATCGTGGCCTCTAAGGATATGCAAGACGGTGCTATAAAGTGGGGTCCAGTGCGGAGTATCACCCGGCGTCCACTTGCTGCTGGAGAGAAGATGTTCTCGATTGAGTCTCCGCATCTGAACATCCGTGTGACGGGTGGGCACGATATGATTGCCAGAGCGAAAAGCGCCCGTGCGTGGGTTAAGGAAAAGGCTTCAATCACGGCGCAGCGCAAGGGTCTGTACCAGATTCCAGTCTCGGGTATCATGGATGTGCCTGATGCACCAATCACCGATGATGAACTGCGCCTCCTTGGTTGGTTCCTATCGGATGGATCCCGTAACAAAATTACCAATTGTATTTACATCGCTCAATCAGAGAACAAAACAAAGCATCTATCGTCCATTCAAAGTTGCATTGAAGGTTGCGGCATCAAGTACGGCAGGTGTGTTGTAAAGCGTAAGGGAGATTACGCAAAGTATGCCAGCTCTGTCATGTTCACCATGTCGTTTGGTAAACCGCGAGGACGTGACTCTCACTTGAGTGGATATGGGCACCTAGACCTATGGATGGATAAGACCATACCACCTATTTATGACACCCTTTCGGCACGTCAGTTGATGGTTCTTTTGGAAACACTTAACCTTGGCGATGGCTCAAATATGCACCAGCCAAAAGGATGGGTGAGGCGCACAATGAGCATCACCACAGGCGATAATGAGCATATGGCTGATCGCCTTCAGGCGATCCTAGTTACCCGTGGGTTCCGCTGCAACAAGGGTAAGAGCGCGACGACAGGCAAAAAACCACAATTCTTTCTATACATTAACAGCAATGAAACATCCTCAATTGCGGGTATGAACGTCAAGGATGGAGCTGTTAGTGGCAAGAAGCCATACAAGCGGTCGCGTTTTGTGGAATGTGATAGCGTACCCGGAGAAACGGTGTGGTGTGTTGAAACAGATTACGGCACACTAATATCTCGCCGCCGAGGCAGGGTAGCTATTCTTGGGAACTGCGGTCGCGCGATCAGGCCTGCGCCGGGGAAGTCCAAGACTTATATCTTCGACCACGCCGGCAACACAGCACGGCATGGCTTCATCGATGAGCCGCGCGACTGGACGCTGGATGCTGACAGGATCAAGCAGCGCAGGGCTGAGGCGAAGGAGAAGCCGCCAGAGGTACGGACCTGCCCAGAGTGTTTCGCCATGCACGCGACGCTGCCGGTCTGCCCGAAGTGCGGGCACGTCTATCAGATCAAGTCGCGCAAGATTCAGCAGATCGATGGTGAATTGGTCCAGCTGAGCCACGCTGGAGAGGCGCGGGCAGCGATGGAAGAGAAGGACTGGAAGCGGCGCTTCGATGTCCTTACTGCTGTCGGGCGCAAGCGCGGGTATCAGCAGCCCACCAAGTGGGCATTCAACGTCATCTGCGGTCAGGAGGCCACGAGACTGGCCAAGGCGCGCAACGCAAACAGAACAACGAACGGTCTGACATCGGAGGAAAGGACACGCATATGGGAAATGACGATGGGGCGGAACTCGGCGGCGTAGTGGTACCACTGTCGTTGATCCAGCTGCTAAGTGAAGGGATGCTGGAACTGATCGACAGGTGGCACGAAGAGCGGAAGATCAAGGATCTTGATATCACCCAGTGCGTCGTGGCCATGATGGCAGCAGTCGATGCTGCGGCTGAAGCCCTGCATGGATATCCGGACGGGGAGACGTTGCAGTGAGCAGCGAGGCCGTCATCCAACAGAGCATCCGCTTGGCGCTGGGGATGCGGGATGATATCATGATGTTCCGTATCAATGTCGGGGTTTTTCGCCCTCTGCATGGTGACCAGAAGCGCGCCATCAGGTCCGCGCCGGATGGTACACCTGACCTGATCGGGGTCATGTCACCCGGTCGCGCCTTCGCCATCGAGGTAAAAACCGCCAAGGGGCAGCAGCACGAGGCGCAGAAGAACTGGCAGAAGGCGTGGGAAAAACGTGGCGGAATCTATATCTTAGCTCGATCTATCGAAGATGTGTACAAAGGGCTTGACATATCTGCTGACGCTGGAGCATACAATAAGCAGCAATAATGCTGTGACCGGAGGAAAATAAAATGTCTATCATACCTGTGCGTGACGAAGCGCATTGGCACGAGCTGCGTGCCGTCAATATCGGTGGCTCAGATGTCGCCGCTGTGCTGGGCATCTCGCCCTATAAATCCAAGTGGCAGCTGTGGATGGAGAAGTCTGGCAAGCTACAGGCTGAAGACCTGTCGCAGAACATGGCTATCCAAGCCGGCACATTCCTTGAGAGCGGTATCGCCAACTGGGCCGCGCACCGCTGGGGTATGCCGGTCAGCAAGGTCACCGACTATTATACCTCTGACGAGATCACCGGCATGGGCGCATCGCTCGACTACATCACTGATGATATGCGCCCCGTCGAGATCAAGTGGTCCGCGCGCGGTCACGGCTGGCACTACAATGGCGACCAGATCCTTGAGGCGCCGGAGTATTATCTTGTGCAGGTGCAGCACCAGATCGCCTGCCTTAACGCTAATGGCATCGATGCTGACAGCGGCTGGCTGGTTGCCATGATTGATAACGAACCACGCCGCATGAAGGTTCCCCGGCATGACGGAATTATTTCTGCAATTAAGGAAGGCATCGCCGAGTTCTGGGAAAGCATCGAGCTGGGCAATGAGCCTGACCCGGACTTCTCTCTGGACGGCGACGCCATCACCAAGATGTTCGGCACCCTGCCGCGCGCAGAAGTCGAGCTGGACAGCGATGCCGCATCCCTCTTTGCCCGTTATCTGGATGCAGTGGCGACAGAGAAACTTGCAGCCAAGACCAAGGAAGAGATCAAGGCAGAGCTTCTGTTCCTTGGCGCCGAAAAGCTGAAGGGCTGCAACCAGAATGCCGAGAAGGCGATCATCCGCTGCGGTGACCATAAGATTAGCATCACAACGGTCGAGCCTAACTTCGGCACCGAAGTGACGCAGGAGATGGTCGGCACCCGGATCAACACCCGCAAGGGGTACCAGCTGGTCAGGATAAGCTGATGACTGATGTCATGATCCGGATAGACCGGCGCTGCTACAACCGCCTCAAGGAGGTATGTAACCGCCACCCTCTGCGCCCGACCATGAAGGCAACCATAGAACGCTCAATCGATCTAATGGTCGAAGACCTCGAAGTGGAGATTACCAATGCCAACCAATAACGCCGTAGCGACGGCCAAGCCTATCGACCGCTTCAAGCAGGAGCTTGCCCTGCGCGAAGCCATGCTCAAGGATCTGCTACCCAAGGGTATGCCGGTCAGCAAGTTCCAAGCCATCGTTGTCTCGGCTGTGGCTGACAACATGGACCTGCTCGACTGCGACCGTGGCTCACTCCTCAAGTCCTGCCTTCAGGCAGCTGAGCTTGGCCTGTCGCTTAACAAGTCGATGGCCGAGGCGGATATCCTCAAGGTCTGGAATGGCCGTACCAAGCGCAACGACGCGCAGTTTCGCCCTCGCTACAAAGGCCTGATGAAGCTCGCCCTGCAGGGTGGTGAAGTGCTCAAGATCGAGAGCCGCATCGTCTACTCGAACGACCTGTTCGAAGTCGAGGAAGGTATCGAGCCACGCATCACGCATCGTCACGGCCTTGGCAATCGCGGCGAGATGATCGGCGCCTACTGCGTCTGGAAGATGCGCAATGGCGAGAGCCAGTTCGAGATCATGAGCAAGGAAGAGATCGAGGCTATCCGCGACCGCTCCTCGTCCAAGACCAAGGATGGCCGTATCGTTGGCCCTTGGGCTACCGACCCTGCCGAGATGTGGCGCAAGACTGTCGTGCGCCGCGCGACCAAGTACATGCCTCTCTCGACCGAGGCATCGCGCGCAGTCCATATCGACAACGTCGCAGAAGGCGTTGATGATATCGACGGTGAGATCATCGAGCATGACGCCATCGACATTACCGAGATGTTCAACGAGATGGCTGAGCCTGAGCCTGAACCCGAGGCGCCTGCCGCTAGTCAGCTTGACCGCATCGCCAGTAAGGTGAAGCCCAAGCCAGAGCCTGAGCCAGAGCCTGAGCCAGAGCCTGAGCCGGAACCTGCCGCCAGTCAGATTAAACTGCTTGAGGTCGGTCATGACAATGATGGCGACGAAGACTGGGATGGCTGGGTGGTCCAAGCCTACAAGATCGTCAACACTCTCTCGCCCAAACAGAAGTCCGAATGGCAGAACATGCACCGCCATATGCTTGATGAAGCCGAACTGATGAACGCCCGCAATCTGGGCAAACTGATTACCAACCTGAAAGGATAATGCACATGGCTAAGAAGTACGATCTCGTCGTGAAGACCGGCGAATATACCGACCGCGATGGTCAGACAAAGGGTCGTTTCAAGAATGTCGGCGTCGTGATGGAAAGCGATAAAGGCCCGTACATCCTGCTCGACCGTACGTTCAATCCTGCCGGCGTTCCCGGTCAGGACGGACGTGAGAGCATCATCATCTCGATGTATGAACCTCGGAGCGAACAGGGTAATGGACAGCAGAAGGCTGCACCCAATCGCAACT